CGCATGGGATGGTTCAAGCAATGACAATAAAAATCGTGCTTTGTTTACAGCAGCCCAAAGAATAGACAGAGAGAAGTTTTTAGGAGCTAGGGTAGCTGATACTCAAGCTTTGGAGTGGCCTAGATCAGGAGTAAGGAAACCTGATACTTATACAAATCTTTATGGCTTATCTTTTCCTAATAGATTAGTTGCTGATTATTACCTTGATACTGAAATTCCAGATAGGGTAAAACACGCACAGGTCATATTGGCTGTATATCTCAACAACAACAGGAATGGGTTAGAGCTAAGTGGTTTGGAAGATTTCGCTTCTGTAAATATTGGTAATATAAATGTGACTCCTAGATTTTATGGGGCTGTGGGCATTGATCGTATTCCACCAATCGTTGACCACTATCTAATGGGTATTAGAATAGGTGGAAGAGCAAACTTATCAATTAAGAGGTCATGAAAATGGGTTACGGCTACGAATATCCAGCAGCAATTATTATTACTGATACAAACGCCCATACAGGTAGATTCGGTAAAGTTCATTGCTTAACAGATGCAGAAGCAACCTTTGTTGCAGAGAATATCACAGAAAACGGATCAGCTACTATTAATGGCATCACAATGAAAGCTTCCTCTGAAGTCTGTGGTGTTATTACAAGTATTACTCTTGCAAGTGGTCAGGTCATTGCTTATTTCTTATGAGTCTTGCTAAAGCACTAAAAAAAGCTGCCAGCGCCTCACTAAAAAAACTTGGCGGTGATATTACTATTAGGCAAGTTACAGCAGGGTCTTACAATACCACTACTGGCGCTATTACAGAATCTACAAGCGATACGACTATTAAAGGTGCTTTGAGTAATGTTTCAAGAAATCAAGTCAATGATTTGATTGAGTCACAGGATAAGTTGCTTACTATATCTGCAGGTGATCTTACATTTGTACCTACAACAAAAGACAGAGTTGTTATAAGCAGTGTTGAATTTAAGATAGTCCAAGTAATAACAAATGAACAAAATAATACACCAATAAGTTTTGAACTTGTTTTGAGGTAATTATGGTTAGACAAATTAGATTAGACCAAATAGATGATCTTATGGCAGAAGCAGTACAAGAGTTAATACAAAAAACAACATTACGTTGGACAGAGCTTTCAAAAAATGCAACACCTGTTGATACTGGTAATTTAAGAAATGGCTGGAAAACTAATATACAAAAATTTAAAGGGACAATTATAAACAATGTTGAATATGCTGAACCAGTTATTTATGGAACACCATCTTCCTTACCACCAAGTTGGCAAGGTAAATATAGAACCAGACAACAAACCATAAAAGGTTTTCCAGAACTACAAGCAAAACAACTTACCACTCAATATATACCAAATGAATTACGAAGAATTATTAGGAGTAAGTAATGGCTGCAATAGATTTAAATACAGTTCGATCTACTATTGAGGGCAGACTTGCTACAGAATTAGCATCAAGTCCTGCTATATCTGTTGTTTTTAATAATATGTCCTTTGATTCAACTACAGAAGATACTTTCGTGCAATGTCAAACAAGTTTTGGTTCTGGTAGTTATCTGACTATGGGCGGTTCTGCAAATTCTACAAATAGTATTGTTGGTTTAGTCCTTTTAAACATCTTTACAGAAGAGGGTATTGGTGCTGGAGCTAATTATGTTATTGGCAAAAGGTTACGTGACCTTTACAATAATATTACAGTTTCTAATGTAATTTTTGATTCTCCTGTTGGTCCAGAAGTTTTAACTTCTAGTCCAGAAGGTAAATTCCAAACACAAATTAGAATTACATTTGAAATATATGAGGATCTTTAATCATGCCAAAACTTGTAATCACAGAGGAAATGCTAGATGCTATCGAAGCAGTAAAAGGTGTCAGAGACGCAAATTATTGGGATCCAAACTGTAAAAGATATATGGAGAATCAACAAATTGTAGAAAAAGATGTAAAAAAGGCTGAAAAGAGTTAATATATTTATAAATCTTTCTTTTTTTTGTTATGGCTGCTGTTAAAGGTGATGTCGGTAAAATAATGTTCCATAACGCTGCTGGAACAGAAGCTGATATATCAGGACTTAGGAATTGGTCTTTATCTATTACTAAAGACACTCAAGAAACTACAGTTCAAGGTGACACTTCAAAAACTTTTGTAGGTGGACTCATTTCTGGTGAGGGTTCTGCAACTCTTATTTATGACAATGCTGGAAACTCAGACTATCTTGCATTTGTTGAAGATGTTTTAACAACAGGTGATGCTGCTGATGCATTGTTTGAACTGTTCCCTGATAGTTCAGCAAGTGCCAAAAAATTTGGTTTTTCTGGAATAATCACAGGTGCTGAATATGGAGCAACAATTGGAGAAATTCAAGAAATAAATATCACCTTCCAGACTTCGGGTGCAATAACTTCAGATATATAGTAAATTGAGAGTATCTCGCACTTAATTTATGCCAAACAAAAGAACCGTTGACATTATAACTGATGCCTTCAGTGATGTAATGTCTAACAGACGTAAATACGAATTAGAAACACCCTCTGGAGAAAAAATTGATATCTACTTTCCACCAGTAACTAGATATGACAGACAAAAAGCACAATCATCTGCTGGAACTGTTGATGCTCTGATGGTTTCAACTCAATTACTTTGTCAACTAGCACAAAAAGAAGATGGGTCGAAAATGTTTGCTTTGGCTGACGCACCTAATCTTCAAAGAATGTTGCCAGAAAAGGTATTAAATGATATTGAGTTGTTTTTATTTGAAATCAAATTAGACGTAGAAACAGCAAAAAACGATTAAAGAGAAATAACTGGTTAAATTTCGAGTTATTTCTCGCAGTTGAATTAGGAAAAACTTTAACAGAGTTAAGAAAAAATATGACAGAAGAAGAGTTCATATATTGGGTAGCTTATTATGAAATTAAATACGAAAAAGAAGAGAAAATTCGTCAAAGAGCAAAAAACAGGTAATATATAAGAAATAGTTTTAAATAGAAATTAAGTGGCTGAAAGTATAGTTACCTTAAGAGTTGAGGCGAGAAATGCTATAGCATCTTTAAATAAAACATCTTTAGCTACAAAAAAATTATCTTCATCTGCAAAAGGTGCAACAGCCTCCCTTACTGCCGCATCAACAGCAGCAAAAGGCTTGGGCGCATCATTAGCTGCTTCACTTGGACCATTACTTACTATGGGTGCTGCTTTTGCAACAGTAGGTACAGCATTAGGAACCTTTACGGCAAGAGAGAGAGATGTAGAAATACTTAGACAAGGTTTGGTCAATTTAGGTGAGGGAACTGTTGCTTTAAATGAACTACAAGAGGCAGCGAATAGATTAGGCAATCAAACTTTATTTAATCAAGAAGAATTTACAAGAGGTTTCAACTTATTAACAAGTTTTAGAAAGATTGGTGTTGACTCTTATGAACGTGTAGCACAAGCTGCAGCGGATATTGCACAAGTAAACCAAGTCGATGTAAATACATCATTTATGCAATTAGCAAAAGCTTTACAGGATCCAGAGAGAAATTTATCAAACTTAAATAGATCAGGTATTGCTTTCACAAAAACACAACAAGATTTAATTAAAGAATTAATGAAAACAAATCAAACTGCAGAAGCCCATGATATGATTCTGCAGATTGTTGAAGAAAGTTATAATGGCCTAGCTCAAGCTGCTGGGGAAGGATTAGCTGGTGATTTAGACCTTTTAGGAGAGACTTTTCGTGACGTGAGTGAAACATTAGGTAGAGAACTTGAACCAGCTTTAATTGCGTCAGTAAAGGGTCTTACACAACTTATAAAAGCTGGGAACGATTTTATAAACTCACCAATAGTAGAAGCCTCAGCTGTTATTGCTGGTATTGCTTTAGCTGCAAAAGGCTTACCAGTTTTATTAGCTGCTGTCAGTATTGGTTTAATGAAAGTTGCCGCTGCTGGTGGTGCGTTGACTCTTGCTCTTAATGCAATACCATTTGTTGCGGTAGCTACAGCTATAGGTGCAGTTGTTACTCAGCTATCAAAACAAAAAAAAGAACAAGATAAAGTAACTGAAGCTATAAAAAAAGGTGAACTTGCACAACTAAGAGCTATAGAGTCTGATCTAAGCGTAAAAATGGCAAAAGAATTTGCAATAATTAATCAATCAAATGATAAAAGATCAATAGCAGCAGCAGAAAGAAGACTTGCTTTATTGCGTGAACAGTTTAAACCTATTAGAGACAGAATAAATATAGTAATAAAAGAAAATGTAGCAATCAAAGAAGGTAATAAAAATTTAGAAAAGAAAAATGAATTATTAGAAAAAAACCAAGAAGCAGCGAAAAAACTTAAAGAAAAATTTGATGAAATAGGTCAATCTGTAGAACAAAATTTGGTTCAAAATTTAACTGATGCTGTAATGGGCGCAAAATCGCTTGGTGATGCTCTTACTAGTGTTCTTAGAGGATTACAGAGGCAGTTAATAGAAATGGCAGTACAAAATGCTGTAGGTGGTATTGGTGGAGTAGTAAGTAATTTCTTAGGTAGTGTATTTAATCCTACACCGAAAGCGATGGGTGGGCCTGTATCTGC